AACAGAAGCGGCAAACATTTTAGGATTACCGCCGTATTTCTTGGGATCACCTAATTCAAGCCGTACTTATTCAAATGTTGTAGAAGAAAACTTGCAATTGATTAAATGGTCAATACAGCCAATAGCGGAAAGAATAGAAGCGGCATTTTCTGATTTACTTGTCCGGGGTCAAACAGCCGGATTTAAATATGATTCACTATTAAAAACAGATACAGCGAGTAGATATAACGCTTATGCAACAGCATTGTCTAGCGGATTTTTAACAGTAGATGAAGTAAGAAGTTATGAAAATCTTGATCCTATGGATTATGAAGAAGGCGAACAAGAACAAGAAGAAGATGAATCACTACAAAGTGATGTGGTTGATACAGTAGAGGATGAAAACTATGTCTGATGAGAAAATAGAAAATAGAAGTTACTCAGTAGGTTTAGAGTTGCGTGCCACCGGTGATGGCCGCACCATTTTTGGTATCGCCGTGCCTTACAACAAAGAACAAAGAATCACTAGCACCATGATAGAAGTATTTAGAAAAGGTGTTTTTGCAGAAGTTATTAAAGCACCACACCGGGTCAAACTTCTTAGGGGTCATGGTGAAAACAATGTATTAGGTCGTGCCACATTGCTTAGGGAAACAGATGAAGGCCTATATGCAGAATTTAAGATTTCCAAAACCCGGGAAGGTGATGAAGCGTTAGAGTTAGTTAAAGATGGCGCATTAGATCAACTATCGGTTGGATTTATGCCAATTAAAAATCGTAAAAGACCTGATGGCGTAATGGAAAGAATCAAAGCGCATTTAGCAGAAGTATCTTTAGTTACCTTTGGTGCTTATGGCGAAATGGCCGCTATTACTGGTATGCGTGAAGGCCAACCTAAATTAACCCCAAGACTAGATGAAGCAAGGAAGATATTAGATGCCATACAGCGTAGTAAGTAATCATCCTGAGTGTGAAGGGTATGCAGTTGTAAAAACTGATACTAATGAAATTATGGGTTGCCATAAAACCCAGGCTCAGGCCGAAGATCAATTAACCGCAATCAATATTTCAGAGTATGCAGAAAATGAATCTGAAAATTCTGAAATGCTAGAAGAAAACACAAGATACAACAAAGCACTTGAAATACTGAAAAATCTTAAAAAAGAGATATAATTTTGACAAGTCGTAGAACACCTAACCCCGGATTGTCGGCGCGTTACACCTTCTCACTAACAACTAACTAATAGGAGAAAAATGTCTAATACTTTTCTTGCTTCTCTACGCGAGAAGCGCGAATCAAAGACTTCTCTCATTCAAGCAACTTTAGATCGTGCGGCTGAGGAAGCACGCGATCTATCAGAGGTTGAGTTGGCTAATGTAGAAGCCCTTAATCTTGAAGTAAAAAAGTTGGATGAAAGAATTGAGCAGATGTCTGATATTGAAATTCGCAACCAAAAAGCCGCAGATCTTGCCGCTAAGGTTGATGCGAATATTGAACCAAAGAAGGAAGTTCGCGCAGGTGGCTTTTCTGTTACACGCGAGGAATTAACTTATTCTGAGAGATCAGGAAATGACTTCTTAACAGATGCTTTAAAAGCAAACTTTAAAACTGATGCGGATGCCGCACAACGCATAGCAAGACACCAACAGGAAATGGCAATTGAAAAGCGTGCAGTTGGAACATCCAACTTTGCAGGTTTAGTAGTGCCACAATACCTAGTTGATCTATATGCACCATTAGCACGCGCCGGCCGTCCATTTGCGGATGCCGCACGCAAGCATCAACTCCCTACCCAGGGCATGTCGGTTGTCATTAGTAAGATCAACACTGGCACAATAACAGCGTATCAAACTTCACAAAATACCGCCGCAGTATCACAAGATATTGCAGACACAACACTGACAGTAAATGTAAATACAATTGCTGGTCAGCAATCAGTATCTAAGCAAGCACTATTACGCGGATACAACATTGAAAACATTGTGTTAGGTGATTTGATCCGTGATTACCACACTAAGTTGGATAACTCACTTCTAAATGGATCAGGTTCAAATGGACAACCATTAGGACTTGCAACAATGACAAGTGGAATTCTAGTAACTTATACAGCCACAACTGGAACAGTTGCAGGACTATATCCAAAGATTGCAGATGCAATTCAACAAATTCAATCAACTGTTTTTGCTAACCCAAATGCAGTGATTATGCACCCACGCCGCTTAGGATTCCTATTAGCCGGCGTTGATAGTTCAAATAGGCCGTTGATTGTGCCGCAGGCATACAACCCTATGAACTCAATGGGTACAGGCAATGGCACACCTACTTATGGCAATTCAGGTTACTCAATTCTTGGTTTACCAATTATTGTTGATGCCAACATTGCTACTAACAAGGGTGCAGGCACAAATCAAGACACAATCTTTGTGGTTGATTTAAATGAAACCCATCTATGGGAAGAAGCCGCCGCGCCAACCTATGTTACATTTGAAGAACCAAGTGGCAAGGTTGCGTTAAACATTGTTCTATTTGGAATGTCAGCATTTACGGCTGAACGCTATCCAGGTGCAATTGCACAAATTAATGGAACAGGTTTGGCCGCGCCAACCTTCTAATAAAACAGACTTCCTGGCCACTACCCTTCCAGTGGCCAGGATTCTAACTATGATCGGTATTTAAAGAATGGAGATTGTCTAATGTCCCAGGGCGATACAGGATTTGGATACCGATCATGGCTATAACAAATGGTTATGCAACATTAACTCAAATTAAGGCTTATATGTCTATCTCAGATACAACTGATGATAGTTTATTAGAAGATTTAATTGAATCAGCATCACGCTCAATTGACCGGATTGCTAACAGAAGATTTTATTTAGATGCCAACGCATCCGCACGGCTTTATCGTGCGTACTCAGATATTTTTGTTTATGTAGATGATATTGGCACAACATCAAGTTTGGTAGTTGCCTTAGATATAAATGGCAACGGCACATACACCAAAACATTAACCTTAAATCAAGATTATATTTTAGACCCATTAACCGCACCATCTTTAAATAGACCTTATACACAATTAACAATGGTAAGTAATACTGAAACCTGGCCAATATTTCCAGGACTTACTCAAAATGGATTACGCCCAGGCGTACAGGTAACTGCAAGATGGGGTTGGCCGTCAGTGCCGGATGATATAAATATGGCCTGCTTAATTCTCACCGCAGATTTATACAAGCGTAAAGATGCCCCAGGTGGAATTTTAGGATTAGGTGATTTAGGTGTTGTAAGAATGTCGCCTTTAGGTAGAGATGTGACCGCAATGGTTAGAGCATATAAAAAAGAAGTGGTTGCATGACCCCAAGTACAGTTAGAGATAATTTAAAAACTGCATTGCAAACAATAACGGGATTGCGTGTATTTGATTATGTGCCTGATTCAACAAACATACCAACCAACAATGCTTTTGCAATAGTTGGCCAATTATCCATGAATTATGATTACACATTAAACCGGGGTTTTGATTCTGCATCATGTCAAATTATTGTTGTAGTAGGTAGAATGAGTGAAAGAAATGGGCAAGAAAGATTGGATGGGCTACTTGCTTCATCCGGTTCAACTTCAATTAAAACCGCGATTGAGGCTGATAAAACATTAAGCGGTGCTGTACAAACTCTAAGGGTTGTGTCTGCATCCCCTGGAACAATAACATCCGCTAATATTGATTACCTAAGTTATCAATATTCAGTAGAGTTGATAGGTTAGTAAGAGAGGAAAACTATGGCCATATTTATGGGTAACAAAGTTGCCGTGATAGTAGGTACAACTACCATTACTGATCATGTCAGCACTGTAAGCCTAGCACGCGAAATTGATCAAGTAGAGATCACTGCAATGAACGATAATGTTCAGAACATGATCGGCGGAATTGAGCGGCCAACGCTTAATTTAGAACTATACAACGATTTTGCATCAGCATCAGTAAACTCATTGTTTGAAGATGCGCTAGGTACAAAACTTAATATCAAGTTGATACCAGTATCAGGAACAGTAACCGCAACAAATCCAAGTTATACAATGTCATGCCTTATCTCATCATGGACACCTGTAAATGGTGCTGTTGATGCGGTAGCAAGCGTGTCAGTATCTTTACCTGTAACTGCATTAACAAAATCAACCAGCGCGTAATAAGAAAAGGGTGGGACAATGCACAAAATTGAAATTGTTAAAAAAGATGGTAAGAAAGTAACCTATGATCTTACGCCATCCGCAAAGGTGGCATTTGAATCCGAATTTAAAACCGGGTGGCGTAAGAGATTAGGCGAACTACAAATGGAATCTGATTTGTGGTGGTTTGCCTGGAGATTAGAAAAAGATTTAGGTAAAACCGATTTAGCCTTTGGTGATGATTACATCAATCAATATTCAGATGTTGATTTGGTTTATGATTCAAAAAATGGATAGACCGGCACGGGTCAATTTATGAAGTCGCTTCCGTGTCGGTGGCAACAGGTATTAGCCCTAAAGATTTATTAG